CACGCGACGTGATCATTTGCCAATCATCGCCGGGACAGGCGCCCGGCTTGTCTTTGCGCGCAACGAAGCTCGATCCGTCGAGCGCAACAATGTCGAGCGTGGAATATGTTTCAGTCGGAAGCCACGTGCTGCGCACTGTTGGCATGAGCGCATCGAGGCCCGCACGTGCCAAGCAAATCCAATCGTCGGACGGCGGCGTGCTAGCGGTGTCGCGCATTGCCTGATAGGTGGCGCCAGCGTGCATGACGCAATCGGCTTCGTAATGCACGGCACCAGCTTTGTACGCTTTCACGATCGGCAGCTTGCCGGGCGACCCCGGATCACCTTTCGCGCCGGGAATGCCGGGTGCACCAGTCTGGCCCGGTGCACCGGGTTCACCGGGATCGCCCTTCTCGCCGCGCTCACCCTGCGGTCCCAACGGGCCGTTGGCGCCTACTGCACCCGGCTCACCGTTGGTTCCGGCAGGACCTTGCGGACCTACTTCGCCCTGCGGGCCTTGCTCGCCGGGTTCGCCGACTGGACCCATCGGGCCGCACGCACCTGCTACACCATCCGCTCCAGGCGCCCCGCGCTCGCCTTGCGGCCCTGGCATGCCATGCACACCACGCTCGCCTTGCTGGCCCTGCGGCCCCGGCTTGCCGTCGTCCCCGCGCGGCCCAAACACACCCTGCTCGCCGGGTTCTCCGCGTTCGCCTTGCGCACCCTGCGGGCCAGCTTCACCTTGCGGACCGACTTCACCCTGTGCGCCGGGATCGCCCTTGAGCCCTTGCCAACCTTCACCGCGCTCACCTTGCGGGCCAGACGGACCCCGCTCGCCGCGTTCTCCGGGCGCGCCGTTGTGCACGTTGGCAAGCCGCAGGGCGACCTGTTCCGCGATTTCGGCACGGAGTTCCAACATCTCATTGCGCATCTCGGCGATAGCGCGCTCGGCTTTCGCTTCGAATAGTGCGTGATCGCGCTCCCATTGGTGACAATGCTTCGCGATAACCTCGGCCAATACTTCGCGGACAACATCACTTAGATAATCGATGCCCGGCTCGTTCGACGGCGGCGAATAGTTTTCGTGTTTCCCGTTGGATGTCATCTTTCGTGCCTTTCGGCGCGGGTGCTGGCGGTGCAGCGGGCGGCGCTTCTGGTCCTGGCGATGGCGGCGGATGCGGGCCTGTACTACCGAGCGCGGGCTTAGCCGAAATAGCTTCGGCGGCACTCAAGGGCACGACTTGTTGTTGGACACGCGGCTCATCGCCCGCTTTGCCGACGCTATCGAGGTCTTCCATCGCGCGGGCTTCGTTCGGTGAATAGATGCCGCCAATAACGCCGCGTGCCAGACTCTCGATGCGATCCTTATGGGCCGAGCGCAGCAACGCTCCGGTATCAAATTCGACATATTCGTCGGGCGGCCCCTTGAGCCCGAACAAAACACCAAATGCTTCCTCGATGTGGTTCAAGCAAAAGCCGAGCCCCGAAGCGATCCAACTTTGCATCAACACTTCGACCGACGAATACGGCGTGCCCCCGATACCAAGAATTTGCAACGGGACACGGAACGCGAGTGCAATGTTTTCCTTGCTCATCTTGGCGATGTCGGCAATCGCTGTTTCTTTGCCGCCAGCCAATGCCCACGGCTGCACTTTCAACCCGGCAGTGAGGATCGGCGTGCCGCCTTGGCGCAACCCTTTTGATTGCTCATCCCATCGATCACGAAGATGCGCCACCTGTTCTTTGTCGAGCACCAAGTCGGTCGAAAGCACGGCGGACGGTCGCGCTTCATTTTGGTAGAAGCGCATTTGCTGACCGGTGATTGCCGCGCCCAAGCTGATATCGGCTAGCGCGGCTTCTAGCGGCGATGTGCCCAACATCGGGCGCGGATATTGCCGCTGCGTGTTAAGCCTGATGTGCAGCACATCGCGCAAGGGAACCATAAGTATTTCGGTCGACGTTCCCGTGAGCCGATTGATAATTACGTCGTTGCCGCCGAGTTGATAGAACACGTCGCCGGTCGTCGCGACATGGGGGCGACACTGGTCGGGGCTCATCATATGCAATTCGTCAACTTCAAAACGGTCGTTGCGCAGCGCGAGTGCATAAGCGTTGCCTGTGAGATACAAGCCGCGCGTCATATTCATCATGAAATCGGAAATTGATTGGTAATCGTTTGGATACCGCAAAATGCGCGAGAGCGCGGAATTCTTGATACGATCCCGGCCGCCTTTGTTGTTGCCGCGCCAATGATCGCCCGGCAGCATAGCTACTGTTTGCGCGTAGGCCGAAACGCATGCTTCGACAATTGCTGATGAGCTTGTCGGATAAACCGGATCATACCCGAGCTGCCACCAATTAGATGACGCACCGTCTGGCAACCACCCGCCGGTCACCGGCAAAAAGTACGGACCGGGACGCACGTCCCCCTCGTTGGCGCGCGCCAGCATCCGCCATCCACGGGCGAGTAAATCGCGCGCGCCCATTAAGGTTACTCAGTTGTGGGTTTTGGCTGCGGCTGCGTCGGGGTAGCTTGACGGGTCTGATAGCCCCCGCTGGCGCTAGCAGGCTTCGCTTCCATCTGCTTTCGCCTTGCGCCGGGCAAACCCTGATCGGGATGGTCCGGCGGCACGTCCGGCTCGGGCGGCACCGGCTCGGGCGGCGGATTTTGAATTTCCGATCCGTCGTGTTCCTTGTCGATCACGTGCTCGCCCATCGCAGCGCGATCAAGTTCGTCCTGCGTCGGTGTCGGTTTAGCCATATGGAATGCTCCGGTTCGAAGAAAATCCTGCGCCGGACGCTTACAGTCGCCCCGACAGTTTGAAGCACGTCAATTCGTGCTGACGCAGAATTTGCTTTTACTGTCTCGGCGGCGTGGATGGACGGGCTTGAGACCCGCTCGGCTTGGCTTCCGATTGCTTGCGGTGACGGGCCTCTGCCGACATTGCATTTTCGTCTAAATCAGAACCGTCAGCTTCGTGCTCCGCGATGTGCTCGCCGAGATTGGCGCGGTTAAGCTCATCCTGCGTCGGCGTTGGTTTGCCTTTCATGCGTTTGGCAAATTCCTCCATCGATTTTTCTTTCAGCACTTTGCCGAAGTCTTCGCGTTTTTCGTCGGCCATTGGTGATTCTCCCTTACGGTGTGAAACCATTGGCGCGGGCGAAATGAATCCGCCCGCGCTGATTAGCTAATCAATATTAGCTAATAGATCGCGCCTTTCAGGCACTTACCAAGTGACGGCCTGCGTCCACGCCACCGTGCCAGCACGGCGGATCGCCCAATTCAACGGCGCGATCATTCGAAGCGCGATGCTGTCTGTTTGAAACAGCGAACGCTGCGGCGATGCGACTGTGCCCGGCGAACCGCTGACAAGGTCAAGCGGAGTCGTATCTTCCATGTGCAACGTGGCCGTATCAGATAACTCCATGCGTACCGCGTCGCCTTGCATCGTGACAAAGTCCGCCGCGTCGATCAGCACAACGGTCTTCGACGGCACTGATGCTGAGTCGATGATCGGAATGTTGGCCAACTGACCTTGATTGATTTGCTCCATGAACGGGAAGATGCCGGTGTTGGCTGCCGTCGCCAATGACGCACTCAACATGTCACCGGGGTTCATGAGCCACGCAGGCGTTCTGATGTTGCCATAGAGACTAGTCACCAGCGCGCCGACCAACGACTTGATATCGCCGACAACAGCCGCGATGCCGCCGCCAGCAGTGGCAGTCGTGACGCTCACCCCGTTGAGGATGCCAGCGGGACGGATGGTGGTCGCCGGATTAGCGTCGATCAACACACTGTCGATTGCAATCGCAGTGTCTTGCTGGATCGCTTCACGGATCACACCTTCAATCGCCGGAATTGAGTGTTCCGACATCTCGCGAGTGAATACCGAGATGACCGCCAGTTTTTTCGGGGTGAATGTCTGAGACGTGAACGCCCCTTGCCGCACGGGGATTGCCATGCCCTCGCCGACGAACGAACCGGCGAGCGATGGCGTGCGCGAGCGGGTTGGCATCACGATCTTGCCGGCTTGGCCGAAACTCAAGTTCAAACCTTTTGCCGAGAGTCTTGGGAAGATGCTCTTGGCAAACAGCAGGCCCATAAGGTCCGCATAGATTTGATGCACGAGTTCCTGTGCCCAACCGGGTACAGTAGTCATCGCCGGAGCCGACGGGGCACGCACCACCCAATCAGTTACGACTTTGGTCTGTTCGTCGTCGCCATAGATTTTCGCCCGCGCCGCTTCGATCGAGATGCCCCAGTTTTTTGCGGCGAGCAAACACGTGCCGGCGTGAACCAGTAGGTCAACCGAATCCCATTCTTTCTTGCGGGACTTGATGATGATCGGCGACGCCACACTCTGATCGTTGCCTTCCCGCGTTGAACCCATCGCGGTTGTAGTGAGCGCACGGCTGGCCGTTGTGCCGCCACCATTAGGCTTAATGGTGCCAGCGATATTTTTTTCAACGGACATACACACTGCATGTTTTTTCTTCGCCTCGGCGAGTTGCTTGTCGAGCGCCTCGGTTTTTTCCACGTCCATTTCCTCGGCGGCAACCGCTTCTTCGAGTTCGGCCTGTTTGGCCGCGATGTAGGTTTGCAAGTCAATAATTTGTTGAGCGAGCGACATTGTCGCGCCCTTTCTACTTCGAGACGTGTCGGCTGGCTTGCCGTGAACGACGGCAGCTTTCGTGACGTTTCCTTTGCCATGCTTGGCGAAAACGACACGCAGCGTGTCATCGGAGATTTTCAAAGACTTCGCGACCGAAAGCGCGTTCGGGTTTGCCGGTACTGCTACCAGCGAACATTCGACCAACTCCTGCTTGGAGTATCGCGAACCGGACCACGGGTCTTTGGCATTGATCGGGACACTATCGATTGGCTTGAAGCCGACCGAGACCGCGCGCAGGATTCCCGCTTCGACCAACGCACGTATTTCATCGATGCGCGGACTAGCGCCCTTCGGGGCAAGCTCAAGATGACCGCGCAATTGCTTGGTGTCTTTGTTGATGCCGACGTTGCGCCACCGGCCCACAGGAAAATCGGAGCGATGACCGAATAAGGCGATGGGATTTTTCTTAAACTCAGTTAATTCCCAGCCGGCGGACTCGATGATGTCCCCCATCCTATCAACAGATTCATCGCTCAGCACATACTCGGTGCCGTTGATTTCGCCAGCGTGAGTCTTGTGAATTATTTCAGCATGGCCTGCACGCTGGTCCCACATCATCTGACAAGCGTCATCGTCCATGCCTTCGTCGCCACAGCGATCCATAAAATCCTGATAGCTCTCATCGTCGTCGGGCGGATCGCATTGCTTTTGCTTGTCCATGGGAGACTCCTTGTCTCGGTCGCGCCACATGGAAAAGCACGCGGCGACCACGCGATCGTTGTCCCAATCAGAATGCGCGTGCGACATTTCGCTGGCGCAACGTGACATCCATTCCGATTGCGTTTCGTGCTTGCCCGGTTTGATCGGCACAGCGATCACCGTTTAGGGTTTGCGCTTGGCGTTCTTTTCTGCCGCGTGCTTTTGCGCAGCGGCCTTGCGTCGCGCCGCGTGCTCTGGCGTGACGTTCTGCGAGGGGTGCAGCCAGTTCGGCAGGTTCTTGGCGATTTCCATGCCAAGAATATCGATCTTGGTTATCTGACCTGATGCGTCGGTCGTGATTCCATCTGTTGTTGTTTTGCGCATCGCTCACGCCGCATGCAGCATCGGAACCTGCTCGGGCGGCGGCGCTTTGAACGACCACGCGTCCCATCCCTTCCAAGCAGTTCCCGTCACAACGACTTCCTTTTCCGAATGGACGTTGATGCCGTAGGCCGGGACCGAGATAATCGCAGTGCGCGGCATCTGCCCGCGCAGCACGACGCGGCCCACATCGGCTGACCAATTGTTAGCTACGCTCGGGTCGGTCGTTGTTGATGCTGCCCCGTTGCGCTCGATGTGTATTTTGGGGAGCGCCTTGTACCCGCTACGATCCTCGACGTGCTGCTTGATCGCTTCAAACAGCTTCAGCAATTCTTCCGGGGTTAATTTGATGCCGCGATACAGCGTCAGATCCGGCTTGTTTGCTTTGTCGAGCAAATACTGCGTGGTTTCCCATTTGGCGCGGATGTACGCCTTGACGCCAGCGTAGCCGCCTATTTTTTGGTACCTGTAATTGTCGTTGGCGTACTTTTCGATTTCAGCGCGGTCGCCGATTTGCGCGACGCGTAAGCGCCCGTTCAATTCATCGGCGGTCGCGAGTTGGATCATCTTGCCTTCGATGCTTGTGGAACTCGCCTTCCAACCGCTCCAAAGTTCGTTGTCGGCCGAAATGATGTTCTGCCGCAGATTGGCGCCATCTGTAACCAATCCGCGATCCAACAATACTTGCTTCGCGCGTTCGATTGAGAGATAGCGCGCGAGCGCTTGCGTGCGTTTGTAATCCTCGCCGCTTGTGTCGTTGAGCGGATCATATCTTTTCGGCAGTGCATCGATGTGCCAGTAGCCGGCCGACGCTGAATCTGGGCTGGTGTTGCTCTCGGTGGGCTGTTCAATTAGATCGGTATTGTCCTTGATCCACTCAAATTTCTGTTTGTCGCTTAGTCCGTGGTCCCAATTCTCGCCCGCGAATTCCTTGGCATTGTCCTGCAAATAGTCGGGCGGGTCCATTTCGCCGCTGATGGCGTCCGCTTTTTTATCGAATGCTTTTTCAATTAACTTTGTTAGATCGTCGCGCATCTCCTCGGTTAGCTGCGCTTCCGGCTTGGCCGGCTCAATACCCGGCAGTGTGCCCTGCTCCGGTGGCGGCAGATTTGTTGGCTCCTGCAATTCGCTATCATCGAAATCGATTGTTAGATCGCCGTTGCCTTCACCGTTGCTGTCGTAACTGAGACTGATCGCCTTCAACAGCGTTGCATCGCTGTACGGGATGTCGGCCTTCCCGTCCTCATCGCGCTGATCGCGGTATTCTTCAAGCTCATCCTTGAGCCAATCGCGGCTATGGCCATCAGCGAGATAGCCCTTTGCTTCATCAAGCGCGCCGCCGCTGCTATACCAGTGCTCTTTTTCGGAATCGTAATAGCTATCCGTTTCATTTTTGACGTACTCGTCACCGGCTTGGCTTTGCACGTCGCTCGATAGCTCATCCCAAGACTCGGGGATGTAAGGCTCGTCGTCCGGTTCTTCCTCGTCGTCTTCGCGCGGTTCCTCAATGTCCTTGCCGACAGCCTTATCAACAATCTCGGCGAGCTTCGGCTTGACTTGCTGATATTCTTTTTCAAGCCTGCGCGCCGTCGCCTTGTTCCACTCGTCGCCGCCAACCTCAACAACTTTCGGATCAAGCGTCTCGGCTGGCTTGTCTGCCGGCGCCGGCTTGTCGCTGCCGCTCTCACCACTTCCGCCGCCGTCAGTCCAACGTCCAGACTCATCGCGCGGCTCGTCGGGATCGAATTTCCAACGATTGGGCTTTGCGCGCAGCATTAATTTCGCTTTGCGAAAGCGCTATCCCAATCGCCCGCGCTGTCCTGCTGACAGATGCGCAAGTTCTGATAGAGCGGCAATTGCCAGCGCCAGCTTGCCCAGTGCGACAGCAACAGCGTGATCTTCGGATGCCCGATTGCGCCAGCCAGATGCACCGCAGCCGTGTCGACGGTGACGATTTCATCCAACAACGACATGAGCGCGGCGCAGTCGGCAAAATCTTCGAATTGGAATTGCTCGAAGCGGAATTTTGTCACCTTGAGCAACATGTCACGACTTTGTTGCTGCACACTGATGAGTTCGCCATCGCCCGCCAACGCGTTGACTATCTGTCCGTATGGGATTGAGCGCGGATAATCATCTTGATGCTCGACGCCGACCGACCAAGCGATGCCGATACGTTTACGCGCGCTGTCACCAAAGTGCTTGCGCCACTTGTTTTGCAGGTTCGCGTCAATTTGCAGATAGGGCGCGTCCCATATGATCCTGCACGGCTCGTGCGTCATCAACAACAAGATCGAGCAAACATAATCCGCATCAACGAGTTCGCGCGTCACTGGCACAACCTGTGCCGCCAAGCGCTCCAGCTCGGGCGGCACTTGCAACACTACGTCGGCGCCCATCGATCGCAGCAGCGGCACAAACCGCAGCATCATGATCGTGTCGCCAAAACCGTGATCGTGGATCAGCAACAACTTTTTTCCGGCAATATCTTCGCCGAGCCACGGTTTGAGTCCGGCCGTTATCGCAGCGGCATATTGCGGGCGCATGAACAGCGGCGAAGTCATTTCGCAATAGGCAAACTCGTCAAACCCTTCCTGCCAGCGGCCGAGCTGCAACAGAATCATCGCTCGGTTGTAGCGCGCTAACGCGGTGCGGGCGCAGGCCAGCGCAACGTCGATTTCGGCTAGCGCCTGCGCCGCATCGTTTTTCCGCACCAACGCGGTCGCGGCGTCCAGATGGCGGACATAATCGGCGATGATGCCTTCGTCGGCTTCATTCTCAATCGCGCGATAGCCGACGATTTCACCGTCGCGCGTCATCGCCAAGCTTTCAGGAATAACAACGGGCGCGCCATTGACGTGCATATGCACGTTTAGAATTTCGCCGTCCTGCGTCAGCCCGCGCCAGCCGGTTGCGGTGTGCTCGCAGGCAATCACGGGCGCCAAATCGAGCGCATCGAACCGGGCATAGTGCTGCGGCTTGTTCATGTTACCAGCCGGTCGGCGTCGTCCAGGCAAAGCCGCGCGGATCGCGCAAGGCCCAAGAAATCGGTACGCGGCATTTGATGCCATAGGAATCGGTCTGCCACAGCGAACGGAACGGCCCGGCAGGCGTAGTTGGATCGGCTGCGGGTGCATCATCGAGCGTTAACGTGGCAACCTTGTTGACCTCGACCTCCGGTACGCCAACCGCCGACACCAGCGCGGCCGAAGCCACGCACAGGAAGTCGTTGATCACGGCGTTCGAGCCGAAAACTTCTGCGTTCTTGAGAGTTTCATCCATCCCCAAGATTTGCGCCCGCATTGCGCGGCCCGACGAACCGATGAACACGATGGGTGCGTTCCCGGCGACCGGTGCGACGGCGTCGGCAAGATGCCCAACATCGGCGACAAAATTGCTCCAAGCGTCGGCGCCGGTTGTCGAGGCCGTGATCGCCGAGACGCCGAGGCGCATACCAGCGGGCCGCTGCGGTGAGGCCGGATTGGCATCTACTAAAACCTCATCGAGCGCGCGGCCAAATGATTGGCGAATCAAATCCCTAATCAAATTTTCAGCGTTGCTGGATTCAATCATTTCGCGAGTCGCCACCATGATGCCGGCGAGCTTGTACGGCAGTAGCGTTGCGCTTGTCACCGCCGGCTGAAACACCGGAATCGGTTGCCGCTCGGCGACGAATGCGCTGGTCTTGCCGGTAGTGCCAACGGCCAAGCCCGGCACCGCGATTGCGGCTTCGTTGCCGAACGTCAGCGACGGCGCAATCTGAAACAGCGCGGCGCCCGCTGATGCAGGAAA